TAAGTCATCACCAAATATTTGATCTGTTGTTCGTGTAGGAGAAGGAACAGAAACACCTGTGTCAGACACTAACCTAAACTGACCTAAGTTGGGGTTAAAGTTAGGTATGTTTAAATTAGGTAAGTCTAAGCTAGTGCTAGGCAGTGCTTGCCTAACAGCAGTGTCTAAAGCAGAAGCAGCATCGCCTACAGGTTGTATAACAGCATCATCAAAAGCTTTAGCTACTTCTCTAGTAGGCTGTATAACAGCTTGATCTATGGCTCTCCCGCCTGCTCTAACAACATCTTCAGTTGTTCTACCTGCTTGTCTAATAGCATTTTCAATAGGGTCTAAGGCGCTAGTGTCTACATCAGGAATAGCCTTTTCAACAAACTTAGCAATCTCTGTACCTACTTTACCAATAGGACGTACAACATCTCTAACAACGTCCTCAATAACACCTGAGTCTATGCCTAGTGTGCCGCCTTCTTTGATGTAAGTACCTAAGCCAGAAGCTAAAGCGTTGTCTAGTTCTGCCCCGCCAGCTACTTCACTAACAACTTTACCTATACCAGCTTGGAAGTCATCATACTGGATACCTGCGTTTTCAATAGCTGCTCTGTCTAGCCCTGCTTTATTTAAACCGTCTGTAATAAGATCATCGCCTACCAAAGCAATAGCAGCACCTTTAGCATCTCCTGCGGCTGCTACGTTTAATGCAGTCTGTGTTTGTCCATAGGTGCTACCAAACAATCCAGTGCCTTTGTTTGGCAAAGGTGTACCTACCTGACCTGCTGGCATAGCATCTAAACTAGGAGGCTTAGTTACTCCTGCCATATTTAAGCCAGTCATTAAACCACTAGCTATTTCCATAGGAGATACTTTTTCTCCTGTAGCTAATTTAACACCAGTAGTTGCTAAACCAATAACAGGATTAATTGCTCCTATTACACTAAGAACAGGGTTGTTTAGAAACTTAGAAAAACCACTAGGCTCTGGTGGATCTTCAACCCACGCCATAGTGTACTCACCAACCCTAGAAGTTCCTCCGCTAATGTCTACGAAAGAACCACGCTTCATTAAGTCTCTGTACTCTTCACGCTCTTTGTCAGTAAACCCTTGTTGTAGGTTAGTGTTGCCCAACAGAGGAGGCTGTTTCATGTACAGCTTATCAGAGTGATAACCGTAGTCGTAGTCTAGCTCAAACGGAGTATCCAGTTTTTTAGCTAAAGGTATCTGTTTTGATCTAATAGTTTCTATAAAAGGATCGCCTACTTGTTGATCCAGTAAGTAACCTTTAGGGCTTGTGCCCATTAACTCACCACGATTAGGGTCGTGACTATTTAAAACCTTACGAGTTGCTTCGGGAGTTATAGCTTTGTCTGCTCTTGCTTTAGTTTCTTCGTAATAATCAGCAACATTAAAATCAGGATCAGCTTCAGTTTTTTTCACTACTCTATCTTCGGAAAAAGGAACATGTTTAGTCCTTACACCAGTACTTGTTATATTCCCATAACCATCATAAACGGGCTTATCGAGATACATTGTAAACCCTACTTTATCACCCGCAGCATTAAACCTGTCTACTGTTTCTCCTGCTTTACGCTCTGTTCCTGCGGGGTCTGTAAAGTCTTTTTTCCAATCTGGAGAGTACGGAACAAACTGATCTTTTATAACAGAAGCCACAGTCTTAGGCGCACGAGCAGCGGCCTTAAGTAAAGCAGCTTGATTTATCTTTGTGTTTGAGCCGCTTGCGTAGGCTCTGCCGAATCCACCACCACCCATTATCGTTCTCTCTGTACGTTTTTAGTCTTCTCTACTGTACGCATAGCACCTAAGCCTAACATACCCATCAGTACACTTGTGAGTAATGAGCTATCAACAGGTGGGACAGTAAACCAGATGCCTAGTATTGGAGCTAGGATAGTAGAATAGAATAAGGCTAGTCCGCATATCCAGCCTATAGCGGGTCGCCAGCCAGCCACAAATAAACTCTTGTGTGCTGCTTCAGTCTTGTTGACTTCTATCTGACCCTTAGCTAATTCTTGAGCATGCTTCTCAGCCATAGTAGCTAATTCAAAGGCGATAGCATTTTTCTTATCTTTATCTTCAATGAATTTATCTAAAAGACCTGTCACTGGCCCTATTAAACTATTTAAAATACTCATATATTATACACTATTTAGTCTTGTTTGTCAAGCTGATTCTTACCATGCACTAATTTCTGCACAGTGTCAGACTCGTAAATGCGAATACCTAGCCACACAATCGTCAGCACAGACGCGATAGGCGGTAGCCAAGCTGCCATAGTTAATATTGCTGTAGAGCCTGCTGCTATGTCTAGTACGTCTTTAGTTTGTTCATCCATTTCCTTGTCCTATGATCCAAGAGATTGTTAAGTAAAGACCAGTGGCTAATACCAGAATGCCTGTGATCTGTATAGTGTTCCAAAATACTGCCTTACGCTTGCGCTCCTGCGCGTATACGGTCTTCTCTCGTTGCTCTTTAATCTTCCTACGCAACTCTACTAACTCCTTGTAGCCTGTTGTACCATAGGTGTACATCAGGAGTTCTCTAAGTTCTTTCTCTTGCTGTTGTATTTTTTTTTGGTGAGCATATACCTGCATTGCTTCTTGCTCAACAGACTGTGACGCAACAATCTTCTTAAACAAGGGCGGGTTTTCTGCTCTGCGTTGACATTCATTTAAATCACTCACAGCGCCATACCAGCGCCCTATCTGTCCTAGTGTATCCTCCACTTGACGACCAGCAGCTACCATGCGCTTGATAGTACCAAACGCATTAGTGGCTATGCTAATGGCTGTGACTGGATCAATCACCGTTTATTTCCTTAATTAAATCGTAGGTGTCTAACGATGTCTGTATAGTAGCCTGTATCTCTTCTTCTGTTTGTCCTGCTACTGTAGGTACTTCGTGGTATGTACCTTCTCTTGTGAACGTAGCAAAGGTAACGTCACCGTCTTGTCTTGTCTCATAGTTTATCATGTAAAGACCACCTGTTTAGTTGCGCCTATTGTAGACCCGAAAGGACTGGTAGTGGTTGCAGATGTCCACGACCAACTTGTTGTAGAGTCTTGAGTATAGGAAGCGTCTGTACGATTAAAAGCTACACCATCGACAGTCATTGTAGTCCAGCCAGAGTTAGGCTGAAAACCTACAACATACAATAAAGTAGTATATCCGTAATTAGGTGTATCAGAAGTAGTAAAAGAATCTAAAGAACTATAAGCTGCTCCGTTATACATGTTGCTAGTACCGTCACTAACTGAACCATGACTAAAGTAACCACCGCCATATCCCCACCAAGTAATAGGGCCAGTAAAGTTAGTGCCCACAGTAACTGTCTGCGTGTCTAAAGCCCTATCCCATACTTTATTAGCGCCTACATACACACTGTTGATAGCAGTGCTGCCTATCTGTATGTCAGTTATTTCAGTGCTGCCTATAAAGATACTCACGATTAAGTCCTAAAGTAGATAGTGTTCGCGTCTGTTCCTGAAGAAGCAGTAGAGACAGTGTAGCCTCCCCACTTAGCACCTAGTTCAACAATAGCGGCACTGGCATTTTCTGTATATAGCTTACCGTCAGTTACGTTAACAGCAAGTTCACCTTGCACAAGATCACTGGCAGTTGGTACTGCTGAAGCTGTGGAACTATTCTTTGTTACAATTTTTGTAGCCATGTTTATGTCCTAGTAAGGTTTGTCTGCGTCAAGCTGCGCTTTAAGGTCTTCTGGGATAGACCACCCTGTTTCACCTTCTTCTTTGAGCGCATGATAGTTAATTCTTAAACTTTCTATTACTAACTCGACATATTCTTTATACTCTCCAAACAAAACAGAATTAATCTGTCGAGATTGGGGGGCATAGCTATATATAGCCGCTTCACATTCTAATTTTAAACTCATATATTCACCGTGTTGGTACTATAACCAGTAATGCCAGTTAGAGTGTTAATAGTTGTCCAGTTAATGTTATCATTAGAGCCTTGAAGGGTTACTGAGTTAGAATAATAATTGTTATAAAAACGTAGTTTAAAACTTTTTACCAATATTAAAGAACCTGCGTCTATAGTGAGAGCGTCACTTGGAAAATATCTAAGAGTTGGCGTTAGGTATATAGCGGTTGGCGAAGAGAGCATCCACCAGCCACTGGAAACATTTTTTACCTTATAAGGATAGTAACTACCGTAATTATATGGCGCAGTATAAGCTGAGTCAGGAAACGTATATGGAGACACACCATTTGCTTGTGAGTAAAGAATAAATTCTTGAACATAAGGGTCGCCTGAACCTGACCGCGCAAAACCTTTCAATTTGTAGTACCGAAAACCCTGTGGAAGAATTACAGCTATTGTTTCTGCATCACTAGGAGCTTGTTGACTGAAATCCCCAAAGTCATCAACCTCTACAGAAAGTGTTTGTGAACCACCCGTTGCAGTAACGCCTGTTATAGTTATTGTGTCCCCAGAAATTGTAAAGGGTAGTTCCTCAGTTCCACTCTTAACTCTGTATGTTGGCGAGTTATAGATGCTGTGATTGGTTACAGTAATTTCAGACTCAGCAGAAGAGGATAAAGTTGGCGTTGGCGCTTTGTCTAACCCAAGGGGCTTCCACTCTGTTGTGTAGCCTTCAAACTCACCAGTAGTAGAGTTATAACGCAGATCACCAGCTTCACCTGTAGGTCTTTGCCCTGTAGCACCCACGGGTAGCTTCATAGCCCCGTGAGCAGTCTTTTGTGGGATAGTATCGTCAGTCATCTTTGACGTTATTTTAGTTAAAGCCATTATTTATCCTTCCAGTTGAGTTATACGCGCTTCTAGTTCTTGTATAGTTGCTACAAGCAGAGGCACTAGCTTGCTCTGGTCAATGCCTTGATAGTCTGGAACAGACCTAGTACCCATCACAGCTTCTTCTACTGTGTTGCCTTCCTCGTCTAAGACTGCTGGAGTAACTTCATACTCCTGATCTTGCATCGCATCCTTCTCGCCTGACACACACTCAGGAACAACCGCTTGAGCTTCGTGTGCTAGGAAACCATCAACGCGAGTACCATCAGCAATCCACTCAAAGTTGACTGGCTTCAATGCTTTAAGACGCGCTGTCGCACCTGTCATTGGCTGTGCGTCAGTTTTAAGGCGATAGTCTGAAGAAGTATTGTAAGAAGTTGTCGAACTACTTGTCTTAATTGACCCAACTGTAGTGGCGGTAACAGCGGCATTGTTTATAAAAACTATGTGCGATTGGTTAGTAGTCCCTTCTCTTGCGCTGTACATATAACCAGAAGCTGAAAGAACAAGCCCCGCATCTTCAGTGACCGCTGACATTGATGTTCTACCCACCCCTATTGAACCTGTTGTGCTTACAGTACTACCCTGTATGGTCAAGCGTGAAGAACCATTGGTTTTAAAGTCAAGATATTGTGACGAATTACCTACTTCAATTTCAGCATCTTTTGTGCCGCCACTATCTACAAACTCTATGCCTGTGGTTCCAGATGTATCAGTATCTGAAATACGAATACGAGCCGCCGCACCTTTTACATCTAATATAGCGCTAGGCGATGTAGTCCCTATGCCTACGCGATTGTTTGTAGCATCAATAAATAAAGTATTAGTGTCAAAATAAAAATCACCGCTTGCGATTTTCGCAGGAGTTACAGCACCATCGACAATCTTAGCAGTGGTAACAGCACCATCGACAATCTTAGCAGTAGTAACAGTGTTATCACTTGGTGTACCTATATCACTAACAGAGATAGCCGCACTCATAACTTCAATGGCTGTGGTGTTTGGAGGCGCAGTAGAGAACGTAAGAACAGCGGGGTTTGCGGTGCTTACAGAATAATTTGATTTGCTTTGGTATACACCGTCAATATATACAAAGGTATTATTTTCTGCCGCTAGTCCACTAAGCGTAAACGTAGTATCAGAACCATCGCCTGTAAACTGGTTTAAAGAAATGTCAGTAGAACCACCACCACCAATAGAACCCCATTCAGTTGTATAGCCCTCAAACTCTCCAAGGGTACTGTTGTACCGAAACTGTCCTGTAGTGGGCGTAGGTCGCTGTGCTGTAGTACCTACTGGTAGCTTTAATGCTGTGTTACCTGTGATAGTTACAGAGTTAAAGCTAGGGTCTGTACCTATAGAGGCCGCACTAGCAGCGGCAGCAGTTGCGCTAGTAGCCGCATTAGTTGCTGATGTAGCCGCTTCAGATGCTTTGGTTGTTGCTGTAGATGCTGACGTAGACGCACTAGTAGCAGAAGTAGTAGCTTCAGATGCTTTAGTGGTTGCTGTCGTAGCGCTAGTAGATGCACTACTTGCACTGGTGCTTGCCTCACTAGCCTTGGTTGTGGCTGTAGAAGCACTCGTAGACGCACTGGTTGCGCTTGTAGCGGCTTCTACGGCTTTAGTAGTAGCAGTGGTAGCAGATGTGCTTGCGTTGCTCTCAGCAGTCTCTGCGTTCGTCTCAGCGGTTTCTGCATTAGTCTTTGCTGTAGCGGCGGCAGTAGCACTGTTGGCGGCTGCTGTTGCTGAGTTAGCCGCTGCTGTTGCAGAAGCAGAAACACCTGAAGCAGAAGATGTTGCGGCTGTGGCGCTACTAGCTGATGCTGTTGCACTGGTAGCGGCATTGGTTTCAGAGGTAGCTGCCGCTGATGCACTAGCGGCGGCATCGCTTGCTTTCGTAGTAGCTATGACAGCTT